GTGTCGCCGTTGCCCATGCGCGATGCATAGACCACATTGGCGATCTTTTCGGGCTGCTTGGCGTAGTCCGCCGCGTTGCGCCCAGCGTTTTTGAAGTATTTTGGAAACACTTTGTCCAGCGTCTCGGCCCGGTAGTGCAGGTTTTCCTCCAGAACCTTGAAGCCCGCGCTCTCGTGTCCGCACTGGGCAAAGAAACCGGCAATGCGGTTCGGCGTCGTGATCTCGTACTTTGGCAGAATTTCCATTGCGGCGTCGGCCCACGCGTCAGCCTCTGGATTGCCGTGTAAGATCAGGATGATCTTTTCCTTTGTCAGCGTCATTTTTTCACCGCAGGCTTCTTCGGTTTTTTTGCAATTTCCGCAAGAAGGTCACCGGCATTTCCAGTTGCCGCCGCCTTGATTGCGGCCTCAGCGGGCCCGGGTAGATCGACAACGTCAAGAATGGCGTCAACCACCTTTTTTTTCCCCCTGTATCCGATCCAAGCGGCGATCAGTTTCCAGATCATTCTTTGGGCTCCTCGTCCTTGGTTTCGTTGCGGTTGTTTCCAGCTGCCATAACCCCGCCCAAAGCGCCCACGATGAAGCTTGCAATCGGCGTAAGCAATTCAAAGAACTTGCGGTCGTTCTCGCTGGACGCACCCATGGGTTGAGTGACGAAGATCAAGCTGTACAGGATCGCAAAGATCGTGCCGCCCAGAATGACGGTCAGGGTGACGCCAATGAAATAGCGCAGCTTTGCTTCCATCATGGCCGGATCAGTTTTAGGCATCTCGCTCTCCAGTCAGGTCAGCTGAACACATTTTCATTTTGGTGCAGACCGGCGGTGTACACTCAAGTGCTGTCCAATTTTTTGGGTCTTGGCAGGGGTAACGATAAAATCCTTCGCCGGAAAACACGAAAATCGCCACAACAAGAGCGATCAGGGATGGCCATAAAAGCTTTTCAAGCGTCATCAGGTTACCCCATCGTCACTTGGTCAGTCGTTCGATAAGGCGATCAAACTTGCTGTCCATGGCGTCCAGTCTGGCGATTACCCGATTGATGTCGGCATGGGCGTCAGTTTTGGTCACGTACTCTTTGGCTATCTCTTCGCGCGTCTTGTTCAGCAAAACTTGCTGGCGGTGAAGTTCGCCATACAGTGTGTTTATGACCCAGCCAGCAGTCCCCAAGCCGCCTGTCAAGATAGCGTTCCAAATCATGTCTGGTGGCATTGGCTTCACTCCTGATCTTTCGGCGCTCTGGCCTGAATTTCGTCCATAACCGCAAGCAGGCAGTCAAACGTCATCCGCGCAATCTCGGTGGCTTCAGACGCTTCCCTTGCCGTCCTGACCCACTCCTGAACGGTCGCCGGTTCCAGATATGAAATGTGGGCGCACGGCAGGCCGCGCTTGACCAAAATGGGGGCCAGAACCCTGCCGCCGGATCGGTGCGCGCCGTGCAGGACGTACGCTGCGCCGGTGATGTCTTGGTCCAGCAACCAGTTTGCAAATTCGAACGCGGCAGGGCTGGCGTTGGCCGGGGGAAGAACGGAAAGGTCAGCCGTCAGCAGAAGATCGCGGGACATGTGGTCCGGAAGCTCGCTGTCAACGACAATATGCAGGCACTGGAAGGCCCAGAGCCAGTCGGCCCACTCTTGAGGCGTGACGTTGCCCTTCGACATGCGGCCACCCACAGGATGGGCCTCGCAGGCGTGGTGCATGTCCTTGGTCGCCTCATACAGGTTCATCATGGGCTGACCGGCCAGACGATTGTGCGTGGGAAGCCGCTTTGCGTTGTGATGTCACGCAGTTCCTGCCGGTATGCGGCCCATGGGGCTTTGTCCACCGGGGTATCGGCCACTTGCGTCCAGTCGGACATCTGCAGAAGGTTGTCCCTGTTCGCCCGGGCGTTCTGCGCCAGATCGCCAAGGCGCTGGGCCTTTTCAGCGTCAGATGCTTCGGTGATCAGCCAAGACTGCGTCCACGTGCCATCCACAAGGACCGGGTTGGCCACGGCGCAGTTCTGGTTCACGTTGTCAAAGGGCTGCGGGATTTCAGCCGGTGTGACTGGGTAGATGCCGTACTGGACAAGGAATTCGTCCCCTACGCCCTCTGGGAATGAGGTGTTGGGGTTGTCCCGCATAAGCTCTCGCAGGCCGTACGGAAACGCCTCAACGGCCCCGTCAGTCACTTTGACGTGCATGATTGTCCCCCAGTTGCTGTTCGATCACTTCAAGCATGATGATGGCCTTCAGTTGTTCCGTCAAGCTGGACGAAAGCAGGTCTTTCAGGCGATCAGAGAATTCCAGCATTTCCGGCTTGTCGCCGTGTTCCGCATCGATCTTGGCGATGGCAAGACGGAAGTTGTCGATGTTGACTTGGTATTCGACAACCTCGCGCTGACGCGCTTCCAAGGCCGACTTGAGCAGTTCGATGTGGTAAGACGCAGATAATGTCATGGTCATTTTTCCTTTAGGTTTGAGTGAAGGCTACGTCCTGACCATTGGAGGGAGGCAAGGTAGCTGGGTTTGCATATTTTGTACCAAAGCCGCCGCCTGCAGACCATTGGTATGCACTAATAAAAGGTGTTGAGGCGTGGGAAATGGCGACAGCGGTTCCTGTAGGTGAAAATGAAATATTTTGCGGTTGCGCCACCGCCGCAACGGGGTCCGCGTACATAATTCCAAAACCAGTTGACGAGGACCAAGGATACGCCCTAACGCCACCGGGACTGCACATGATTACAGCATTGTTGTCCGGAGAAAATTCAACTGATGACGTGTTTATAATTGCACCTAAAGGTTCGGAATATGTTGTTCCAAAACCACCAGAAAATGTCCACCTATATGCAATTATATATGGGGGGAAAACTGAATTGTTTGTTACGGCAAGAGCATCTCCGGTTGGTGAGAATGCAGTTCCCGTAACCCTCCCGGCTGGAAGGAGCGCGGGGTCGGTGTATTTTGTGCCAAATCCAGTAGCAGAAGACCAGACATATGCACTTACATATGGACTTGAATTGTGGCCTATGGCTACAGCGTTACCAGCTGGTGGAAACGCCACGGCGTATGAGTTTGATGTCGGTAATGTCGCCGGGTTTGAGAATTTAGTTCCAAAACCTGAAGCTGAAGTCCACGGATAGCCGTGAACGTATGGAGAGTTAATCCCGGCCATTGCTATGGAATTTCCGTCCGGGGAAAAGGCCACTTCTTGGAGCGCGCCAGTGCCGGGAAGTGTAGCGGGATTTGAGTATCTGGCCCCAAATCCCGCCGAACTCCAAGGGTATGCGGTTACAAAAGGGGTAATGGTATGGCAAAGAGCGATGGCATTTCCACTTGGGGAAAAGTTAATTCCTAATGTGCTACCCGGCGGCAGGGTTGCTGGGTCGGAATATTTTGTACCAAAACCTCCCGATGTAGACCACGGGTAAGCAGTTATAAATGGCGTCGAGTTGGACGAGACCGCAATATACTGCTGCAGAACCGGGGCCACGATACCCTTCGCCGCCCCCATGATCTTTTCTCTGAGCATTATGCGTTTCCTACCCGGGCCCCGTACAGGACAGAGCCGACCTTCCACAGGACGATAACCGTGTAGCCCGTCGTGTTCAAGGTGGGGGCAGAACCGGTGTCGGTTTTCCACGTCACGGACGGCCAAGTGATCGTAAACGCGGTGCCGTCGTCAACCATCAGCGTGATCGACTGTCCTGCCGCAACGCTGTCCGTCGGCGTGGAGTTGGCTGTCAGCGTCCACGTCTGGATTGTACCGTTTGCAGGGTTCAAGGCGGGCGTTGTGCCTGTCACAGCGAAGACGGCTTCAGTCACGCTGCTTGACACCGCAAAGGTCGTGAAGGCCCCTGTGGAGCGCGTGGTTGCGCCTACAGACGTGCCATTGATCGTGCCACCCGTAACGGCCACTGTCGCAGCATCCTGCGTGGCAATCGTGCCAAGGCCGAGGTTGGTTCGGGCCCCAGCGGCAGTCGATGCTCCCGTGCCGCCATCAGCCACCGCAAGGTCAGTGATGCCGGTGATCGTACCACCAGTGATGGCAACAGCAGATGCGTCCTGAGACGCCATTGTGCCAAGTGTTGGATTGGTGATGCCAAGGTTTGCCCTTGCCGTGGCGGCGTCCGTGGCCCCGGTTCCGCCGTTGGCGACCGGCAGCGCTCCAGAGACGTGCGTGGTCAGGCCGATCTTGCCGTAGGATGGGGCTATGCCAACGCCACCAGAGAGCAGCGCGTTGCCTGTGGCCACGTCGGCAAGGGATGCCAGCACGTTTGTCGCGGATGCGTATACGATGTCGCCGGTCGTAAAGGATGATAATCCGGTTCCACCATCGGCAACAGCCAGATCGGTGATGCCGGTAATTGCGCCACCCGTGATGGAGACGTTTGAGGCGTTTTGTGTCGCAATCGTTCCAAGGCCAAGGTTCGTGCGAGCGCCCGATGCCGTGGATGACCCTGTACCGCCGTCGGCCACAGCCAGATCGGTGATGCCGGAAATCGCGCCGCCAGTGATTGACACGGCATACGAGTTTTGGAGCGCCATTGAGCCGAGATCGGCGGTCAGCGTGTAGTTGTTCAGAAGGTAGTTGTAGACGGCGTACTGCGTTGGCGCGGTGTTCCCGTCATGCGCCCCGGTGGACGCCAGCAGGGCGGTGTTGTTGGATACTTCCATAAGGGCAACGCCGACCGCCGTGATGCCGCCGTCGCGTGAGAACGGGCCAACTTGGTTCAGGCCGGAAATGTTGAAGCTGTCCGTGTTGATCGTGACTTCGCCGGTGGTTCCGTTGACCGAAAACTGTTCGCCGACCCTGAAGTTTCCAAGCTCGTCCGTGGTGCTGAAGAACACCCGGCCCACGCCTTCCTCAACGATTTGGTTGGCTGGGATCGGGATGCCACCGTTCCATGGCAGCGCCTCATAGTTGGTGCCAGCGCCGACGTATTCCATCGTATGTCCGCCGCTGGCGATCTGGCTGCGCTGGTATATCGAAATCGTGGCCCCTGCGGTCGATGCGGTCGTCAGATAAGGATAAAACGTGACAGTGTACCCGCCAGAGATCGGAACGGCCCCGGTCACGGTGTAGTAATTCGCGCCAACCGCAAAGATTTGGCCCGTGTTCGGCATGTTGGAATTGCCAAAACGGTTTGGCGTCAGGGCAGTTATGTTTATCGTGTTTGCCCCGACTATTGCCCCGCCAGATGTTCCGGAAAACAAGGCGGTCGGCGACTTGCCGTTTGCAATAAGGCCCTGTGTGCCAAAGTCCGTTGTGGAGTTCGTCAGGTTGACAACGCCGCCGTTGAGCGCCTTGACGTGGTACGAACAGAAGGTTCCAAAGCAGCTCACAAGCTGCGCGTAGGCGTCATTGGTGACGAGGCACCCGGGCCCGTCCAAGTTCACAAACGTGTAGCTGTCAACAACCATGGACCGAATAGGGGTGTTCGGGGCGCACTTGTTCCCGTCAACTTCCAGTCCGCCGCCTGTCGTGCCTTCCGAGGTCGATCCGGCCTCACCTGTCCCACTGGCTGCGGTGTAAGAGGTGCAGTTCTGGATGTAGGGCGACTTCAGGATGTAAGCGCCAAGGCCGCTTGCGCCGATGGCCGTGTTGTTTGCAGCCGCGTTGAAGGAGACGGCCCACGAGCCAGCTTGGTGGCCGATAAACGTCATGCCGGTGATGTAGCATCCGCTATCCACGAGGAAGATGTTGCTTCCCGCGTAACCCGCGACCGGGGCGACGTTGACGCTCCTGAGGTTGTTGCCGATAAGGCTGACGTTGCGCTTCAGGATGATCGGCCACTGTTCGTAATACGTGCCGGGGTTCACCATGATTGCATTGCCGCCCTGAGCAATAGCCGCTGCGCGCTTGATGGTCAGAACAGGGGAGGAAGCGCTCAGGCCGTCGTTGGCATCATTGCCTGACTTGTCAACGTAAATGATGCCGGTAGTGGTGCCACCGCCGCCGGGGGTGATCCAAGATGGGTTTGCGGACGGCCCGTTTGTTGCCAGAACACGGCCAGAAATTCCGGGCTCAATTGCCGTCCACTCCAAGGCACCGCGATACAGCAGAGACCCCTGCGTCGTGGAGATGTTGTCCAGAAGCTGTTGGACGTTGGCCCCGCCCCCGCCGGAAATGGAAGCCACCTGATTGAGGGTGATCTTTACCGAGGTTCCAGCCTGAACCGCTTCAATAACCTCGTCGCCGGAAACGGAAGCGACTGCGGGTAGGTTTGGGATTTGAACATTCGCCATCGGATCAGTCCTGTCTCTGGAGCTTCGGTGTCACCATACGGCAAACTGCGGTTGTTGTCACGCCCAGCCGATGGCCGCGCAGTCCTGTTCCCGCTCTGGCCAATCGGCAAGGTAAGCCTCTCGGTCGATGTACGTCGTGATGGTGCCATCGGTCAACGTGATCACCAGTGTCTTTGCCGCGTAGTCGTATGCGATGCTTTCGATTTCCATTTAGATCACCTGATATGTGAAGCTGAAGCCGTAGACCACAGCGGTTGCAACAGTTGGACGGAAGAAGAACCGGGCCCGCAGGTTAGTGGTGTCGGCCACCATGCCGCCCGCGATGCCGAGGGCCGCTCCGGTCACACTGGAGCCCGTACCGCCCAAGGTACCGATTGTAAGCGTTGATGCGATGGGAAGTGAGATGCCGATCTCGCTGTCCGTATTGGCTGCTGTTGCCGTAATCGTAAACTGGCCGGAAACCGTTACGGCACTGCCGACACGAAGGTATTGGCAAACCTGAGCAATTGAGGAAGCAATGTTCGTGACGCCCGTGAAGGTGGGTGTGTAAGTGCCGTTGGCGAGTACCGGTCCCCAAGTGTTTGCCCCGCCACCACCAGAGAGAAATGCTTGTCCTGTTGTGCCGAAGTTGGCACCCCCTATTCCAAGCCAGCCATTTGGTCCAATGCGGAACTTTTCAGAGTTATCCACTTGGAAAATAATGGCAGAAGAAGCAGCAGCGTTTCCGGGGTCAGCGCCAAGTATCAGGGAGCCCGTGGTGTCGGCCTGCACTTCAGAATATATCGTAGAGACGCCAGTGTCGGTGTCCTCAATGCGGATGATGGGAGTGGGATTTTTGACGTGCAGAACACGTTGAGGAGTGCTGGTGCCGAGGCCCAAGGAAGTAGATGTATTTGGAATTGATATGACCGTTGGGGTCATGGTCAAGGCCTGAACAAACGCATCCGCCCCGCCGCCTGTGGTGCTGTTCTGCAGAAGAACCTGCATGTTTCCAGTGATCGGGGCACCGGCTCCCGCGCTTCCAGCCAGAAAGCGGACAATTGCGGTTTGCGAATATCGATCACCTTGCCAACCAAACGCGTCGATTACCCCCAAAAAATCACCGGTATTCGTGGTGGTCTTTGCCGCAAGGGTGCCTCTGGATCGCCGGAAACGTACCGTCGGATTTGTGGTGTCGCTGGCCGTGATGTAGTCCGTTGTCGTTGGGCCGTCTGTGGAGAACTGGTAGCTTGTGCTGCCCGTAATCTGAGACCCGGAAAGCACGTTCCCTGAGGCGATGGCTTTTCCAGAAACAAGGCCGAAGCTTGGGTAAACGATGGTGTTGTTTGCCGCAAAATACCGCATGTCATTCAAGACAATTTGGCTGTTCGCGCCAGTTTGAACGAATGCGGCTGCTCCAGTTGCTGCCAAATCCCAAGCGTTTACCGAGCAGGCGCTGAAGTTAGCCACCCCGCCCGGCGCGTTAAATGTTACGTACGATCCGTTTCTGTCGCCGCCAGAAGCTGTCAAAAAGCATCCGACGAACTGCACTATCTTGATCTGGCTGCTGATAACGATGTTTGGGTATTCCGTTACGATTTCGTTATCGGCGCTGTCCCAGTGCTGCATGGTGCAAGCCATGAAGCTTCCAGACGGGTACCAGCCTGCAGCGTATGTACCGGAGATTTTTACGCTGGTATTGCATCCGTCTAAGTAACAGTCCGTGACGTGAAAGTTTGTCGTGGCCGTGCCAGACAAAGCGCCCGGCGCAGAAGACGGGTAGAATTCAATGGCAAGCGCAGCCCCAATGGTAAAGCACCCATCCATAAGAAGGCCATCTACGCGACCGAACCTATACGCGCTCAGGTTATTGAGCGTCCAGACGCGTTCGTTAAGCTGCCATGTGTTGGCATTTCCGCCAAACGGCCAGAAGTGAAAATCGCGAAACCGGGTGACATCATAGTTTGCGTCAAAATCAATGCCAACGGTAAAGGGGTTGCCCCGCACACGTTCAAAATATCCCTGCTCCCCGCCGGTGCGACCGCGAATTCCGTGCGTAAATTCCAAGAAACAGAAGTCGGTAATGCCGCTTCTTTCCTGACGAACCGTTCGGGCCGTATCGGTATAGCTCCCGGTTGTCACTGCCCATGGCGTGGTGACGGGTATCCAGTTTGTTGGCCTCGTTGCGCTCTGGCCAATGAAGTATGCCATGCATTGGGAGATTTGGCCGGAACGCTTGAGGTAGAACAAGCTTTCAGCCACGCCTGTTCCAAAGTTGCACAGGAAAACGGTTCCCGAAAGGTCGTTGAACGTGGATATGTTCATTGTCAGGAAGTCGTAGCCCTCACCGACAATCTGGCAATCCTGCAGGATGACTTGGTTGGTCAGGCGGTAGTATCCGGACTGCGCCAAGATGATGGGATACCCGCTGGCAACGGCTTCTCTGACCTTGGTGGTTGCATCGGTGGTGCCGTCGATGGGCACGCCCCAGTGGGCCATGGTGGGCTGGCCGAACGGGATGAAGTTGGGCAGGTCCGAGATGACCGTGGAAGAATTGACCTTCTGGTACAGCTGCGACCCGGCGCTGATCACGCTTCCGTTGGCAATGGACAGAAGCTCTGCGATGTTGTCAACCATGGCGGCGCGGGTTTCGTATTCCGCATCCACAGAGGTTCCGGTACCGCCGTTGGCAATGGGCAGGACGTTGCTGCCGCCGATTTTGAGCTGCAGCTGGGTGATGTCGTCTGCGTTCCCGTTGAGGATCGCGCGAACCACCGCAAGGGATTGTCCATTTTCAAATGTAGAAGCCATGATTTTCCCTATTCCGTCCAGATTTGATCATCATACCAGTTTGTGCTATCATTCCAAGGGTTGGCCATTGGAGCTGGCGGCGCGTACCCGTAAGGATAGCCACTTTTTTGCGTGATCCGTTTTTCGTCCAGCTGCGTAATGCGCTGTTCGCCATGCGGAACCATGATGCCAGTCCTGAGATTTGTGGTCGCGGGAAGGCTGGTCTGGCGATAATTGGTTTCGGCCCGGTCGAACTGTTCCGGGCGCGGATTGATGATCGGTGGTGGATCGCCGGGCAGCGTGATGCTGCGCAGCTGCGATTGCATGGTGTCAAGGCAGTTCCGGCACACCAAGAGGCGCTTGTTTTGTACAGTCGCCCCAGCCCAGTCGAACTGGAACTGCAGATCGACATGGTTGTAACGCGCGCCGCAACGGTCGCAGATCGCATGCGCCTGAGGGCTCTTAGCAGATGTTCTGGCGCGTCCAGCGATTGATCCGTAGGCCATGCATCACCTGAAATAGCCGCCGATCATGGGCGATATGTAGACGTTTGACGTCTCAATGTTCTGATCCGCCGCGATCTTGTAGCTTTCGTCAGCCTGAGCCTTGAGGGCCACTGCGATCTGGGGGTTCCAGATGCGCGCAAGGCGGTAGCTCAGGCCGTCGGCAAAGGCTTCAAGCCACAAGTATGGCACTTCGACCTGCGTATTGCCAGTCAAAGATGCGTCTTGGATGCGGCGCACCCGGTAATACCGGATAACCTGAGTGGATTGGCCATCGGGAACCGGCCAAACGGTAAACGTCGGTGAGATCGTACGATCAAACCAGTACACCGTAGGTGTGCCCTGCACTGTCTTGTTGGAATACGACGCGTATTCCGTGCGGCTGATCGGCATCAGTGGCCGGTCAATCGGCTGCGACGTGCCGTCATTGTATCGGGCATATGCGTCAAGCATGACCACGGTGTTGTCATCTACAGCATACGTGGCAATGCCCTCAATGACCGGCACCTCAATCAAATCGACGGCCCACAGGTTTACGCCTTGGTTGGCCCACCGCGCCAGCATCATGTTTGCGGCCATGCGCGACGTTTCCATATGCTCTTGCAGCAAGGACGACGGGCGAATGCCAATGTTCATGTAGGCGTAGATCGTGATCTCGCCTAAGCCGGGGTTGAAGTCATAGGTACCAGTCGTCGCCATTTATCAACACTTCCATGCTTTCAAGGACAATGCCTTGCATCATTGAACCTTCCATTTCCCAACAATCTCACCAGAGTGGCGCATCTTGGCCAACCTCAGCTGCGACAACTTTTGAAGATTTTTGTTTTTTGTTGGGTCCACGATACACGGGTGCATCCTACCATGTTCTACGGCAGAAAGAATGCGGAGATTTTCCCAATGGTTATTTTGGTGATCGCCGTCTATGTGGTCAACTTGCGACCCCTCAAACAGTTCACCAACAAAGGCTTGCGCCACAAGACGATGAACCAAGAATGATTTGCAACAAACAGTTCTTGGCGATCCGTCACGAAATTTCACTTCAACATAAGGCAAGGTTCTACCTGTAGATGAACGTTTCTTTACAGACAAAATCATGATCTTTTCATGAATTGGAACCATACTGCCAGCTTTCCCACGACGAAACCTTTGAACAGATTTTATCCGTCCATGGTCGCTAACCGCATAGCGGCCCTCGTATCCGTGAATGGGAACCCAACGTTCGTTTAGCAGTTCCATGCTTTTCTTGCCTTTCTCAGCCTGCTGTTTGGGTCATCAGCAGCTTCCGGGAACATCTTAGCCTGTCCTGCACTCCTAGCACAGAAAGACTTCTTGCGGGCAGCATCCTTTTCTGTTTTCGGACTGGGAGCTGGGGGCTTCAGGTTGTGACCTTCAGCCTTGGCGGACGCCCGTCCCTTTGCGTTCAGGCCACCCTTGGGGTCTTGGCCTTCTTTTCTGGTCCAAGCGGGCGTCTTTGCCATTAACGGACACCTGCCTGAACGATATATGCGGTGACCGTGCCCGTGCCCGACGTGATGTTGATCGACAGGGCGTGGTGCGGAACCGTGATCGAACCGTTGGCCGATGCGGTCTTTGCCGAAAAGCCAGCGTCAACAGCCCACACGGATGGCGCGGCAGTGAAGGGATCATCCATTGAAATTTCAATGTTGAAGGTGGCCGTTCCGGTGACGACAGCCACGATGCCGACGTTGAAGGGGTTTTGGAAGCTGTCCGACGCGATGACGGTGCTGCGACCGGTGCCTGTTTTGGAAATAGTGACGGGGGTCATCCTGCGTCTCCTGTTAAGCGAAGGGGCCCGAAAGCCCCTTCTGTTACTTTGCTTTTGCGGATGCGGCAGACATCAGCGGCATGCCGTATACGCCTTGGCCACCAGTGACGGTTTTGTTGCCGGTGGCGACATGTGCCGAACAATTCTCGCTGGGACCAGCTTTGCCGGTGCTGACGGTCTTGTTGACAGCCATGGAGGGTTTTTTGTTACCAACGCGCATTGATGTCACTCCCGTTATGGCAAGTCGTGCGCTTGGATGTAACGAACGGTCAGGGTGCCGACGCCCGTACCGGTATTGGCAGACAGCACAAAAATGCGCTTGTCTGCGGTTCCGGTGTCATCCCAGTTGGCGGTGCGGGTTACGTCCGTCCCGGGGTTCATGCCGGTGAGGCCAACTGGAAGGGCCGTCAGTGCGACCAGTTCTGTTGCCGTTGCGGATGTTCCGACACTGGCCGTCGTGGCCGCGCCACTCCACGCTGCAGTCGTCAGCATTTGGATGTTCAGGATGTGGCTGTTCGCGGGCAGCACAATTGGCGTTGCCAGTGCTGTTGCGGTTCCAGCTTGGGTGATTGGGTACGTCTGGACCATGACAACAGAGCCAACGTTTTTGACGTTCTGGCCAAGCGTGGTGCCCGAGGTGTTGAGGATGTTGCCCGCACGAATGGGGCCGGTGAAAGTCGTCTTGCCCATAAGGGTCTCCTTTGCACGGTGACCGCCCTGTCAGTGCAACGTCCGCTGGGCGCGGTCAGGACGGAGTTTCAGCCCAGATAGGAGGAAGGGGGCCCGGAGGCCCCCTGAAGTTTCAGCCTTAGGAGGGGAAGCTTCCGAAGATCGAACGCCAATTGTAGTAGCCAAAACTGTAACGCTCGTATCCCTTGACCAACAGGTTGTCGGTCACGAAGTCCACTTGCATATCCGTTTCGAACTTCACGCGCTCCATGTACGACAGGCCGTCGATGTTGGTCAGCAGGAACCAGCTGGCCGACGATGTCAGGAAGTCGTTGACCATGTAACCCTCTGGCAAGCCGCCAGCGGTTGTCATGATGGCGTTCACGTCGTTGTCGGCAGTGCCGGGGCGCAGTTCCGTCTTCGTCAGGCGGATTGCGACGGGTTCCAGCTGCGGCGGGACAACCAGCTTGCGGCCACGGGCGAACACCTTCAGGCCTGCCTGATCGCGGAAGTTGGTCCGGATCGAAATCATGCCGTTCAGCAGGGTCGCTTCGTTCAGTTCCACGTCGGTTGTTGGACGGTTTGCAACCGTGCCGCCGTCGATTGGGTGCGCGGTGGAGCAAAGTGCCACGCCATCGCCGCCCACAGAACCGTTATAGGTCGTGGCCGTGTTCAAAACGTTTGCGCCGTAGATTTCCTTGGTCTGCTGGAAGCTTTCAATCAGGCCGAGGTTCGAAGGTGCGAACTGGGTTTTGTACAAGTTGTCATCGATGGCCTTGCGGGTGATCGCATAACCAAGACCGATTTCGGTGTGTTCTTGGTTGTAGATGAACCGCTCGCCAGCGTTGTTGTCGAACGACGTCTGCGCGCCTTCAGTCTTCAACTGTGCATAACCGAGGAAGCGCATCTCAGCGGTACGCTCAAGAGCCATCTTCGAATTGTGCTTCGTGAAGATTTTGTCGTACTGAGATGGGATCATCTCGTACTTGCCTTCAATTCCACGGAGACCGGGGAGCAGAAGGTCTTTGATGGCAGAAAGATTAACAGCCATGTTTCATGCTCCTCAGATGCCGGTCAGCTGTTTGGTGCTGACGTTGTTGAAGGCCACGATGACGAGGTTGTAGGCCCCCGCTTCGGTGCCGGGTGCGCCGGGTGGATCGATGTCCAAGGACACGATGCGGAAAGGCAAGGTGGCCGTTACGCCGACCGTTGACATGTCCACAGACGCGCCGGAAATGCCGGTAGCCGTGTTGCCGGTACCAATCGCGAAGTTCACGTTCGCATTGATGTCGGCGGCGGTGGCTCCAGTTGCGCCGGTCTGCGCGATGAACCGGGCGTTCGGGTCGTTGTTGATGTAACCTTCGACAATCTGGGTCGAGGCAACATCCGAACCGGGCCAATAGTTCGACCATACGGTGCGCTTTTGCGAAACCGAAAGGTATTTGCAGCCAGAAAAGACGCCAGCAATCTGGGTCGTTCCGGGGGCACCAACAACGACATAGCCGTTGGCGTCGGGAAGGACGGGGTCGCCATAGAAAATGGCAGAGGCGTTATAGGCAATACGAACGGCGACCTGTTCATAGGTTGGGGCGGACCCGTTGCCACTGTACTGCCGGAAGCCGAAAGGCGCTGAAGTGTTCGCCATAACGGGTATCTCCTTTGCAGGAGGTCCATCATCGCGCACCGGGGCGACTAAAGAACCGGGGGTTTCAGTCTCCATCACCGGGAGGAGAATGGCAGCATACTGTCACGTCAGGCCTGTATTGTCAAAGGGTGACGCGCAAATGAAAAAAAGACCGGGAAAAAATCCCGGTCTGTGTGAGTAGCTAAGCGTTTGGGTTCCGCTTTCTATTCGGAAAACAGCGAACACGCAATGGCTTTTTCTGCGTTGAACGGCTCGCCTTGACGTCTTGAATGGACAAAAACCAGTTCGCACTGGTCTTCAAATCGCTGCGACAACTTGGGTCGCTTATGCTTGACGCGCCACTTGCAGTCAGAACATTTCTTCCCCAGCTCCGGATTGGCCCAAGTAACCTGACCCGGAACGGTCTTTTGCATCCTCTCGCTCAGTTCCATGGCTCTCTCCCACGTTCATAAAGCTCAAGACGTGGGGCTCCAAACTGTCCCACGCCTCCTGAATGGCGGGAGTTGCCCCCCGCCGTATTGCCTTCCTCAGGCGGTCGATCTTGTTGTAGATCACAACGTTGGAGATCATGCCTCTGGAATGGGCATGGCTTCATACCCCTTCTTGATCTTGGCCAGATCATTGCCCTTGTTCGACCGCTCAAACTGACCGGACGGGGCGGCTGAAAGCTGCTCTTCCTTGGACCGGACCTGCAGGCGCGCACGGCGGCGCTCCAGATCGCGGATTTCTTCCGTGATCTCTGACGGACGCTCCATCAGAACCATGCCTTTGCGGGTGATTTCCACGCCCGTGTAACCAGCTTGCATCATTTCCGGGTGGCGGTTCGACGGCACAGCTTCCCAGCCGTCACGCGCCAGCTTTACTTGGTGCGCAGGGTCTTCCGCCCCGTAGATGCTCTTGGTCTTCCACTCATAAGTCCAGCCGTCCGGAATGATGCCGGGCTCAACGAAGAATTCGTCGGTGCCATCATCAAGGCTTCCGTCGCGGTGGGCGCGCAGTTCCGCAGCCTTGCGGGCGGCGCGGTCGCGCGGGCTTTCCTCTGGAGTGATTGTTTCGGGGCGCATTGCGGGACGAACCCGTTCAAATTTATCGTTCATTGCAGTTTACCTTCCCTTTGAAGTGCAACCTTGTTCTTGGCGTACTCTTCGGGCTTCATGCCCATCATGTCCGCCATCTCTCGCTCCGCAGCCGTCAATCGTACGACGTTCGGTCGGCTGCTTGATCCGCCACGGCCCACGGGGGCTGCGGCAGGCGCTGCGTCACGGCGCGACACAACCTTTGCAGCGGCTGCGGACGCGTCTTCCTGCGGGGCTGGCGCTGCAGCCTTCTGGTTGACGTTCAACGTGCGCTCAATGGCTGTGAAGTACCCGTCAGTGTCCGCAGCGTGGCCGTCGGCCAGTGCGATCTCGTGCGCCGCAAGCATCTTGCGGTTCAGTCGGCTGTCCTGAACGAATTCAGGGTGTGCCCGCACCCAGTCTGCAGAGCGCGCAGACAGGCGAGACGCGAAGGCTTCGACCGGATCGGAATGTTGCGGCGCTGCGGCGGGCTTTGGCTTGGACTTCATCGCCTCAAGGCCGTTCTGCAGCTGCTGCAACTGGGCCTTGGCCTCGCTGATCTCGTCGTTGATCTCAGCTGCCCGGGCGAAGTCACCGCTGCGCATGGCCTGCGCGTAATTGCCCTTCAGGATTTCATTGTCGCGGTTCAGCGTCTGGATCGCATTGGTCACCAGATGGATGTCGCTTTCGTCCTTGTCCGTAAGCGCGATGCGCTCGCGCTCAGAAGCTTCCCGGGCCATCCTTTCGGCGTTTTCCCGGCGCAGCTTCTCAGCTTCAAGCTGGCGCTTCAGTTCGGCCACGCCCTCTTCCGGGGGCAAAACCTTGGGCTCCTCTGGTGCATCACCTTCGTCCGCCAGTTGGATTTCCTCAAGGTCGAGCTGGTCGATCTCGTCATTGTCATCTTGATCGGGCATGTCTTCGCTCCTTACCAGACTGCGTCGGGGTGAGGCACGCGGCCCCGGATGTTGATATCGTCAAAAATGCGGCAAAGCACATTGTTGATCGTGATCGACCAGCCGTCCGACGGGCGGAACACCAGCCAGTCGTTGTCGTTGAAGCTCAAGCCGGAAAACCAGCTTCCGTCCTGCTCAAAAGCCTGTGGACCCGCCTTGATCAAAAGGCCAACCTTGGACTGGAAGCGATCTTCATCGACATGCTTGTCGGTCAGGTACAGGCCTGACTTGGTCTTCTGGGGGCGCAGGTACACCGCCAAAAGCACCTGATTGTGGAACAGCTCAATGTCCGAGATGTCCCCCACTTCATTCAGCAGCTTTTGGCGTGGGTCGCCTTCGTGATCCATCATCATCTGTGGCATGATTATCCTATCTCTTTCTCACGTTTTCTTCGGCTTCATCCATCAGATCAAGTATTTCCACTTGCTCTGAAAGCATTCCAACATGTTCACGGTATTGCTCAATGGTCTTGATCGCAAGACCAGACGTGACATTCTCAATCATGTTTTTTCTACGATCTTCAATGAGCTTCGTAAGCTCGCGCCGAAAGGCGTCCATTGTCGTGATCATGTTTTATCCTGATTTTCATTTTTTAGGCGCGGCCCCCAGACTGGGAGGAGGAACTGGGGGCCGCTATCTTGATCGGGAGGAGATGATCAAGCTTTGGCGTTTTGACCGTATTCTTCGATCTTTTCAAGACGTCCTTTGCCCGATCCAGCGCCGAACTTCATTTTCGGGTAGACCTTGCCGCCAGACTTGCGCGCCATGGGTGGCATGCCGCCGGGCATTGGGGGAACCGGGCCCGGGCCAGTCATTGCAGCGCCCAATCCGGGTGGCATACCGCCGGGGTGCGGCATCGGCGCAGGGGCTGCGGCAGGCATAGGCATGGGCGGACGTGGCATTGGCATGGGTGGCATCGGCATAGGTGGCTGACCGGACATGCTGGCATCCTTGCCGCCGTGCTGTGGCGCAATGATGATGTTGATGTTGGTCTTGCCCTTGCCAGTGCGTCCGCCATCCTTACGGGCCGTGCGTTCGGACGCCTTGAAGTCAGCTGCGCTTGGCGCACCCTTGGAGCCCGGCTTGCGCATCTTTTCCTTGGAGCCGTCTTCCATCCGCTCGCGCTTGGCGTGGATGTTGGCATACAGACCGCCGCCGTCTTTCAGGCCCTTCATCGACTTTTGCTTATCGTGCTTGTCGTCGGCCTTCGATGTTTCCCACTCTTTCATGGACATGCCGCGCTTTTTGGCAAGCTTGGCGTCCTGAGCTTCGTCCATCTTGGAACCTTCCCAAGCCTTGCCGCCGCGCTTCATAGCTTCGCGGCCACCGGCGTCAGGGCCAGCGGATGTGACGGGCTGTGCGTTCGATCCAGCTGCGCCGCCGTTCTTCTTGGCGACCTTGCCGCCGTTCTTCTGGTATTTGACCGACTGATCAACGGCATGGTCCATCTCATAGTCCGAACGCGTCTTGGGGCGCATGGACGTCATCGGGGCCATCTTGGAACGCACTGCGGGCGGCAAGTCCTTGCCTTCGCGATCTGCAGCTTCCTGCGCACGGTCGAGCGCGGCCTCTTCAGCCGCAACGATACCGCTGTCAGCCCCGCCGCCGCCAAGCTTGGCAATACGGCCACCCTTTTTCATGCCGCCGACATGCTTCTTGCCTTCGCGCTCTTCGTTGGCCGTCTTCTGATCGGTGTTTGCCAGTCCGATCTTGCCACCGTTCATACGGGGCTTGCGGTCGGCCCGTGGGGCACATGCCGCGCCTTCAACCATGCCGCCGGACTTGAACGCGCGGCGCGAGATCGGGCGCATGCCGGTCTTTACGTCAGCGTTCAGCGGTTCAGCTGGGGTGAAATCAGAGCTGTCAACTTTTTCAGACGAGGACGAAGCAAGGCGCTTGGCCTTTTCTTTCATCGCCGCGCGCAGGCTTTTGGCGTCCATTGCATTCTCCTATAGGTTATCCGGCGTCCCGGTTGGTTGGTGCATTATAGCGCGAAGTCATCGACAATGCACGGTCGATGTGTCCTTGGCCGCGAACGGGCTTCTTGGTGTCGCAAGACTTCAGCCAATTCTTGAATTCTTTCATGGACATGCGGACAACGGCGCGTTGCCGATCAGACCCTTTTCCATCGGAAAAACCAGATTGGTATGCCTGCGTTGCGTCATCACGGGTGTTGTACCCAAGCATGACCTTATGCTCGTCAAACTTCCCCGTGCGATGATCGTGCTGATCCACGATGAAGACATGGTCGGACGTCTCATTCGGGCCGATGCAGACGTCAACATGATCGCCGTCAGCCCCTTCGGTGCGCTTGATGTACCCATAGTCATACGGCAGCTTGACGGACCATTTGTTGCCGTCCGGATCGATGCCTGACCGGGTCTGGCCCTTCATGCTTTCCAAGGTGATCGGCAGGCCCTGAAAACTGATGTGGCCCTTCAGATAATTTCCGGCTTTCTTCTGCGCATCTGTCGGATCAGGGCGCACAGCCCCGCCGGTGTTGTACCCAAGCTTTGCCTTGCGTTCCTGAGCGGAACCAATCCGGTCGATCATCTGTTGATTGATCGTGCCCCACGGCTTTTGCTCTTCAGTCATCTTGCGGTATGTCGCCCGGCCAAGAGGGTCAGGGGAGTATGGGTGGACAGTCAGCCCGCCCTTGATGTCCTTTGCCAGCATTGCCGTTTCATGCTCGCCAAACACATCGGGGCGCGGCAGCAGCGGAACGTCACCGGCATACCGGCCACCGGTCGGCTCTGTGTATGTCGAATGCTCAAAGCCGCTGTTTCGTACGTTGCGCATCAGCTCGTCCGGATCAAGCTCAACAACGCGATGCCCCACGGCGTTGTTCGGGGCGTTCAAAATGTCAGGATCGGTGATGGCCGCACGTGTCGCGCCAACCTTGGGGAAGCCACGGTCTGACCAGTAGCTTTTGTCCATCAGCTTTACGATTGCGGCGCGGTGCGTGCCCGGCAGGTTTCTGGCGAATTCGGATGCTTCCTTGGAGTTCAGGATGCCCGGCCAGCCCTGCATTTTTTCAGCGCCCTTTTCCCGGTCACTCTTTTCCATGTGCTTGCCAGTACGCACAGCCTCGTCAAACTCTTTTGCGCTGTTTTCGCTGATGGCGTCCCGGTCGATCTGGGCCATCAAGGCATCAAACATGTTGTGGGAGCTATCGACCGACTGCGGGCCCATGGGCTGGAAAGCGCCAAGGATGGGGCCCTTCTCAGCCGCCGTTCCGATCATCTTTTCGATGCCCTTGGCGTGGGCCTTGGCGTTCGCCCAGACCTGACCCTTGTTGGGTTCGCGCATGTAATCGACGCCTGCATGCAGATCGACCGGCCAGTTCAGCTCTTTTCCGTTGATGTGCGTCATCCGGCCCAGTCGGGAATGGTCGCCGCCAAGGCCAATCAGGGTGCCGCCAGTTCGGGGGGCTAAGGCCTGCTCCCAAGACATTTGCTGGCGGGGTTTTGGCAGAGCGCCCGGGATATCGCCGACGGTCGCACTGACATCTTGAGGAGCCATGCCCTGCTTGATGTTGTAATAGCCGCCAGTTGAGGGTTTGTCCTTGGATACGTCAACATTGTACTTGCCAAGCATTGCAAGCTGCTGGGCCCGCTCTTCAGGATCGCTGATTGCAGAGATTTTGCTTGGGTCAACAAGGCTTTTCCGGCGGTTTTCAATCTTCTGCAGAAGCGCATGGGCCTCTGCATCGCTGTGCTTTGGTTCGATGCCAGCGACACGCAGCAACGCAGCTCCCAAGGGGTGATTTCTGATGCTGTTGACGTACCCGCCGGTGTCATAACCGATCCGGCCACCGTCTTTGGCGTTGCGCATGGCCCGAATGACGTCGTCGTGGGTGGTTTCCTCGTTTCCGGCCTTGTCCCAGATGGCGTGGTGGGTCAAATGCTGCCGGAAAGGCTCCAATCCGGGGTCCATTGTGGGGTTTAGGGCCGTTTGCCGGGCCGCAAGCCGGTCAACAGCCGCATATCCGGCCTTTGCCATGGGTTTTTTGGCTTCAGACGTCGGCATCCCAGTCTGCAAGATGACCTGACGGGCGTCCAGTGTCGGCTGATCACCCCGGCCAAGCATGGATGCGACGAAACCTGCTTTTGCCGTGCCGATCCCGCGAATATCTTTCGAAAAATTGCGCCACTCTTCCGGCGACGACTTGCCGATCAGCGCCCTGCCCACAAGATCAGACACTTCCTTGTGGCGTGGACCAAGGTTCAGGACGGCCCAAGGCAGCGCATCGGTCTCAGCGTTGAGGCCAAACGGCTTCATGACCTGCTGTGCGTTGGCAACGGCCTCTTCGTCCACCCTGCCCAGCTCTGCTTGGTCCAGATAGCGTTGGCCCATCGGGCTATGCAGCCACTCCCCCATGGCCCCCTCTGGTCGAATTTGACCAGTGGTACCGGCTGGCAGGTTTAGGCCAGCTGCGCGGACCTTATCGGCGGTCTGCGCGCGGCGCTGGATGGAAGATCGGGTGATGGCATAAGCCTTGATCAGGTCACGCGGTGTCAGGCCACCCTTGGATGCGCGCCGCGCCGTTTCGTCCATGAACGCGCCGAAGTTTTCGACGTGACTGGGTATTTCGGACAGCCCGCCAAGCTGTTCCTGAACGTCCCGCAGGGGCTTCCAGTTCCAGTCCTGCATCTTAGGATGCGCCGGGTCTTGATACCCAGAGACCAGATCAAGTGCGCGCTTTACGGCATCAGCCATGGGTACCCCCTATTTCTTGTCGGCAACCATATCAGATCGATCCCTTTTGGTGAAGCGGCGCGTAATTGCCAAGGGCTCCGACATATCGCGGGACGCACGAGACCTGTGCCGCTGCATTTCAGCAATGTCGTCGGGCGTCATGAAGTCTTCAGCCCCTTCGTGGTGGGCCCAGTGGGGCAAGACGCCCATTTTCTGCGGGGCGAATACCGTGTCTTCGGTTCGGGCCGTTTGGTTTTTGTCACCGTGCGGACCAAAGTTGAGCCAGCTGTTCTGCCCGCGCGTTTCGGTGGTCATTGCCAGTCTGGCCAGTGGGGAGAACATGGATGCGTGCGCCCGCCATGCATTCTCTTCGCCATCAGACCGGAAGCCGACGCCTTCTTTGGCGTGGCCGTAATAGTCGTGGATGGCGCGGAATACGTCGTTGACCGTTACAGGAATGCCGTTCCACGTCTCGCCGGTAAGCTGGAGCATGGGGTTTTCGCGCGCTTCCCTTTCGTCAATAGCATCTCCAGAGCCGTACCCGGAAAGCGTTGGGAAAACCCACATGTGATTGTTTTTACGAACATCCTCAACCGCAAGTCTGGGGGACGCAAGATATGGGTCTTCGTCTTTTTCAGGGTTCCAGAATTCAGCTTTGAAACCTGCGGCCTTTGCAGCGTTGTACTGGGCCAATGTTTCACGTGAAAGAGCTTCGTACGATGACCTCGTCAGGGGGTCATTTGGGTTGTGCGGCATGTCGTCATATGCCTTTGCAATCCTTTTTGCTCTGTCAGGATCAACCTTGGCGTACTTGACCGGCGGATTGTACCGCATGCCAGTCGATGACATGTAATTGCGTGCGATGCCCCTGATACGTGGGTCAGGCCCCGCTTGGATCACTTCTCCGCTGAACGGGACTTTGATGTTCCGGGGGAGGCCTTCGAGAGGTGCTTCGTCCGGTGTTTGAAGAAGGCCAGCGCCTCCTCGTACTCCTCCTCCGACTGGAAGCTCTCCCGCTTGGGTTGGTGCCTCAGGATTTCCTTGTTCATTTGTCGCCCCTCCTTGGGCAAATCTTACGCCGCCACCGTCTTTGAAAGCCGGGAAGCCGTCGTTCAAAATTCCCTGCTTCAGCTTGTCGGTCATCGGAAGGTGGAAGCCCTGATAGTCGCCCATCTGGACAGGTTCGCCGGGCTTGATGTCCGGATCGTGCTGTTTGGCCAGTGTCGTGACGCTTTTGGGCAAGATATTGTCGTAATATCCCTTCATTCCGCTGTCATCACCCATTCCATACCGGTCGGCCTGTGCCTTTCCGGGGGTAAAGACAACGCCGTCATAGTTGCCCAGTGCCGCTTCGCGCAGGACGTTCTTCAGTGCCAGATCGGTCCAGTGCTGGGTGTTCTGGACATACGGGGCAGCGGGGAGCTTGGCCTTTTCATCATCGATGGCGCGCAATAGATCGATGTGTTTGTCGTTCTCGTTCATCTCTGCAGCCAAGTAAAACGGCGTACCCGTTTCAGCTTTTTGCATGTAGCCCTTGCGCACCATGGGGGAAATGCCACTGGCGTCAGCCTTTTGCGCGAGCTTGTCGCGGTATCGGCTGCGCAGGTCAGACAGGTAATCGTCATACGCCTTTTGCGCTTGCGGTTGTTGCGGCGCAAACCCCTTGTTGCGCCCACCTTGGCCCCAGTCGGATTGGACCTCTTCGACGTGCAGCAGGCGTTTGCCCCCGGCCTTCCTGTCCTGCATGCGGATGTGGGCAAGCACGTTGGTATGGTCACCCCAGTGGGACGACTGGTAATCGCGTCCGCCCGCAGGGGTGTTGTTCAGCTCAATCAGCCGCTCGCGATATCTTTCGCTTTCTCCGCCCGGCATTTTGTAATCGCTGTACTGAGTTGCCGCTGGCTCACCCTCTTCGTCCTCAATGACGTTTGGCTGGGCGTTCGACTTTTGCTTCAGTAGGGAAAGCTCTTTTCCCTCCTCTGGCGAAAGATCAGAGCGAGTGTATAGCTCCCTGAAGCGCTGGGCCCCCTCCCTGCCCAAGTATGAAGGATTTTCGCCGTATTGGTTGACGTAAAGCTTTGGCACCTTGTCCTCAAAGTGCTGCGCAAGCTCGTCACGCGTCACTTTCCCGGCGGGCAACGGAAGTGCGTTCTGCAGCTCTGCATCCTTGATGCCAACCTTCTTGGCCGCAGCAACCATTTGGTCCGCCGTGCCCCGCTCTTGCTGCAGGCCGCGAATAATCTGCGCCGCCTTGGAATAGAGACCATGCTTGTTCATTTTGCCACCCCGCCAGCTGCACGATAGATGTTGGGATCGTTCGGGTCAAAGACTTCCGCGTCTTTATGCTTGATGTTGCTGGGCTTAAAAACAACGACCTCTGTCGTGTTGTGGGGCCGCTCGTCATAGCTTTTAGTCCGTACGACGACACCGTCGTGACCGCGCTTCTTCATTTCGCCCATGAACGTGTCCATGTGGTGGCGCTGCAGGTTGTCCCACGAATTCAGTTCCTGCTTGTCGCGCATGATGCCCATGCCTTGCAGGTCACGCAGCGTGCGGTGTGCTGCAGCGTCACTGGACGTGTCCCAAACGTAGGGGTTCTTCAGCGCGGCGTGCAGTGGGCCCATCACCGATCCCTTGCCCATCTCGTCGGGATCGGCATAGCCTTCTGCGTTGCCTTTGATCGGCGTCAGGTAATGGCCCTTGCCAAAGAAGCCTGCATCCCGCTCGCCCGGTTTCTTGTCGTCAAACGCATTAAACGGCTCGCCCGGCGTCCCGTGGTACAGGTCCATAGGCGCACCCTGTTCGTCCTGCACTGTCGGGTGGATGCCTTGGAACATGTCTGATCCAGCTGCGCCACCGTCGGCTTTGTTCATGTGCTTCTGGCCGGGGTCGAACGTGCCCTTGTTGTAGATCGATTTGATCTGTTGGGGCTCCTTCAGGGCCACCACAAGGTTGCCACCCTGACTGCTTGGCATCCATGCATCATGGCCTTTGGCGCGCAGCGTATCGAACCAGTCCGACTGTGCCGCCTTGTAATTGTCGCGCATGTATTCCTGCGGCAGCTCGCCGGTGTATGGGTTTTCAGCCCTCACATAGGCCGGGATCACCCGAGACGCCGTGTTGGTTTTCACCATGTCCCAACCGTCTTGCTTGTACCCTTGGCTGTCGTTCGTATCGGCGTACAGGCTTGCCACTTCAGGGTCGCGCGTGAACCATGCGCCATGCCGACCGACGTTGAACGAGGTGAAGTCCTTGTCCTTGCTTGTGCCGGTGTAGAACACATGCGGCTGGCCGTAAGTATGTGTCACGCTGTTGCCGAACCAGCTCTGGAAGCTGTCGTTGTCCGTGACCGGGCCACCGGCGGCATGAACGGCACGGGGAACGCCCGGCAGGTACTTGGATGGTGCGATCTGGCCGGGCGCGCGGTCTTTGGCTTCCCCAGCCCGGCGCTTTTCGAGAAGGCCACCCAGCGTCAGCTTGGCGGCGCGGATAGCTTTCTCGTTGTCCATCAGGCTTCCCTCTTCTTGTTCCGAACTTGCATCGCCAGCTTGATGACGTCGGCTTGGTGATCGCGGTTCTGCATGTCCATCTCATGCTGCATCCGCACCGCGTCGTTCATTTGGTCCCGGTCGGCGCGCATCTGCTCCATACGCAGGTCTTTTTCTCGGTCCAGATCGCGGTTCTGGTCGTTGGCCTGATCACGCTGGGCGGACAGTTCCATTTGCTTGGCCCTGTTCTGCTCCGACATCATCTTCAGATCAAACTCACGAGGATCGGGCCCGGGCGAACCGGGTGCCGCAGGGGCACTTCCTTGCTGCGCCTTGAGCATATCGGCCTGCGCCCGCATGGTATCCGCATCTGCCTTCTGGTGGGCGATCTTGATCTCTTCCATGCCCTTCAGAAGCTCTGGCGGCGGCTGATTGCGCTGGGCTTCAGGCTTCAAGAACTGCTCGGGGTTTGACCAGCCGATGGCGCGCAACGCAGCCGTGTCAACTGCGATTGGATCATAAAGGCCCGGGCTTGCGCTTTGCAGCTGCTTCAGGGCCATGATCTTCATCACGCGCTGGGCATGGCTTGACGTGTTGGGGTCGGCCTGTGGTACCAGCTCCACATCGTCAAGGGCCTTCAGCAGCAGCTCTGGGTTCCACTGGTAGGTCGGCTTCCTGTTGCGCTCCCAGAAGCTTTCGGGGTGTTCGCGGAAACAGTCGCGCAGCAAGGTGAACTCCTCGGCCTGCGCAGAGTGCATGCGCTTGTGGACGCTGTTCAGAACCTTGGTGGCCTGTTCGATCATTGCCAGTGTGGTGCCGACCGGCGCATCGGCCCGGCCCTCGCCAACCTGCATTTCAGACGTGCCGCCCAGTCGCATGCCGGTGGACGCGATGTTCTCCGTCAGTGCCATCAGGGCCTGTGATGGCTCCTTGTACGGCAGAGGCATGACGGCCTGACCAATGGGCTGACCGCCGGTCTTGATCTGCGCTGCACCGCCCGGGGGGATGCGGAAGATGTTGGTGTTCTGCCGCGATCCGGTGTCCGAGATCAGGAAGCCCGGGAAGTTGGCGTACATGCCAGCGTCCAGAAGCTCGCGCCACGCTGCTGTCACGGCGTTGGTGGTGTTGCCAAGGATGTGCAGCAGGCCGATGTCGTAAAAGCCAAAGCCCGGCACAAAGGTGTACTTTACGAAGGTCTTGCGCGCCTCTGGAAGCTCCGACGTGTCTTCGTCATAGTTCCGTACGACGGAAAGGATTTCACGCGACGATACGTCGATGGTCACGCGGTATGGGATTTCCAGTCCGGACGGCTTGCCCTTGTGTTCGTGTTCATAGCCCGCGATGTCCAGTTCGCAATACACCTCGTAAATTTCGCGGTCGCGATCATCAGGGTTCAGGCTGTCCGTCGAAATGCCTTGCTGCGCCGCCTTGGCCTCCTGAACGCTGTCCGGGCTTGTCATTGTGGGCGTTGCCAGCTCAACGTCGCGGTACACGCCAAGGATTTGCAAGCGCTTGACCGTGGATGGCTTGAGGTAAACGCGGTGCGTCACCCGCCGGGCGTTGGACAGGTCGGTGGCCGAGTTGTTGACAATCAGGTCATCAGCGTTGACGCTTTCAGAGACCGGGCGGTTGCGCAGCGGGCAGAAGTAAACCTTCTTGAATGACGTGCCGCCGAAGCCCAGTAGCAAGAACATCCGGTCTGTGTCGGGATAGTATTCGGTCGCCGTTGACGTCAGATAGTGGTTAAAGTCTTTCTCAAAGGCGTTGGAAATCTCGTCACGCGTTGCCGTCGTGGAGTTGCCGTCGTCCCTGATCTTGACCGGCCCGTCGGTCGGCAGCATCTCGGATCGGGCGTTGGCTTGGAAGCGCAGCACGGCTTCCTGCAAAAGCGGGTGACGAACCTTCGACATGCCTTCGACCGGCGCACCATCGTTACTGCCTTGGATGCCCGGCATTTCGATCTTGAGGCCCAGAAGCTTCATTCCCTGCGCCCGATCTTCGACCCATTCGTTGCGGCTGATCAGGTCATCGCTGATGCCGCGCAGCAGGTCGTCCGCAATGCGGCCAAGCTCCATGTCGTCAATGTCATCCACAAGGTTGTCAAACCAGCCTTCCGGCCTGCCATCCGCTTCGCCTTCAGAGATCGGCTTGCCGTTCAGCGAAACAGAGATCGACCCATCGCCGTGGTCAATGCGCAGGATCGATCCATTGTCGTCAAATTCCGGCATATCCGGCTCGTCACCTGAGCTTTCAACGGTCACATCCATCGCGCCGATGGCTGCATCTTCCGGGTCACTTTCAAGGCGAACGGCAGGGTTCAAGCCGGGAACGAGTGGCATATCATAATCCCTTTAAGGTCAGGTTGTGGTCGATCTTAGCAGGTTGTCTCCAGCAGATCAAACCGGACGATCATCTGATCCAGTTCCACGCTCTTCGTATGCGATCAGGAAGGCGATGCAGCAAGCCGCGTGCCACAGATGCGACATGCCCGTCTCCGGATCATTGCCATCCCTGCGCCACCAAGCCCACATGTGGCGCATAAGGGCTGCGAACGGACGGCCCCACTTCATGCCCTTTTCCCAGTTGCGCTCGCCGTACTTCTCAGCCCCAAAGGCCAGAACGAGGGACACCTTTTCCGCAAGCTCTGGCGGCAACAAGTCATGACGCGCCTTGTTTTGGTCGTCCTTACGGCCCTCACCGGCCTGCAATTCCCACTTAGCCATTGATAGCCCCCACCGGCTTTCGCCCATGATTATCATGGTATTCCATTTTCAATTCAGCTTCCCTACGTGCCCCTATCGCGCTATCCTTATCTCGGAACCAACCTATATGATTGTCTCCTATTTTTGCGCACCACAGCTTGTGCCTCCGAGAATAGCTGACACCCATAGTGCCAGACGTATTGTTGGATGACATTTCCCTGTTTTGCATATTCAATTTTCTACTGACAGACCTCAGATTGCAGATGCGGTTGTCAGACCTAATGCCGTTTACATGATCAATATCACAACTTGGCCATTCTGCGTGATAGATCGCCCAAGCCACCCTGTGGGCGTAAAGTGTCAGACCATTCACAGCGCCTCGCAAGTAGAAGTTTTTCGCCGAAGATGTGAAGGCAGGCTTTCCTGCGTTTGCGGCGTTCCATGCGTTAGCCATGTGGGAAGGAGTTCTTCCCGCTCTCGGAATGAAAGATGTCTCAGGCCTTTTATTCCACGTCATCGATCCTGTGACCGGATCGTAAATCAGGATTTGACGCAGCAAATCAATAGATGGTAGTCGCTCGTTGGTCATAATTGATCGCCCTGATGATCGGTTGTGAAAGGCCCGAAGCGTTGCAGCGCTCGGGCCTTATCATTACGATTTGCTCTTGATACTGTCAATTACCAAGAGCTGGCTGCGGGAAATTTCCCGCATTGTTATATTTTCCTTCGTACGATGCAACATCACTGACCTGATGGAATATAACCTGAGCGATGCCCGCGCCCGCCGGGATCAGCAAGCTTCCCGCGCCATGGTACACCAGCTCAAGGGTCAGGAAACCCTTCCACCCCGGCTCAATAACCGTGTTGAAGACAGACAGGCCACGCCGGGCCCATGTGCTTTTGTCGTGGACGATACCAGCAAGGTGATGCGGCATGTCAAACTCTTCGATGGCCGAAGCGATGCTGAAGTTGGTGCCGCTGACCGGCACGTCGTCAATGTAGGCCCTCGGTCCAAGGTTTGGATCGCCGTTGCGCCGGAACTCAATGGTCTGCTTGATGCGGATGTCGTACCCGGCCTCACCCAGTCCATAAGACACGCCGTGCGCGCGTTCCTTGGTTTCGATCATGTTCTTGATCGGCGCGGTCAACAGTAGGCTTTTCCCGTTGATGATCATGTTTACCCCCTGTTCAGTTGATTGTGTGTTGGTTTTGACGGCGCTTGATCCAGTCCGTCTTGATCGAAATGGACATCAGGTCTTTCATCATGTCCATCAGTGAAACGCCCATGTTGATGTTGTCGATGAACACCACGGTGCCATGCTCACTGAACGCATCAAGGACGTTGCCAACGTTCTCAGTGCCGGTGCGAACCTCGCCCGTTTCCGTCAGGCCAATGGCTTCAGCCACATCCCCGTATGGCGCAAACCCAATGAAAGGCATGTCAACGCCAAGCGCATGGTTGGTCCCCATACCGCAAGTCACTATGCACTCACCAAGGCCCGTCAGTGTGTATACCGGCATCACAAATCGCCCCCCATTTCCTGAACGAACCGTCGGATGCCCTCTTGGGCCGCACCGTCTTCAGTCTTCTTTCGCATGGTGTAGACGCGGCTCATGCCCTCATGCTCACCGCAACCCGTCACCCTTACAATGAACGAACCGATCTCGCTGGGCTCAACGGTCGCATTGCACAAAACGCGTTTCATGTCTCAAGTCTCCTACATCTTGGGGATCGATAAACGCACATCTGCGCTGTGATGTCAAATGCCGTACAGGGAGGTTTCGTTGTTGCCGGTGAACTTTTGCGCGTCTTCAAGCTCGGCCATCCGCTCGGGGGCACGGGTCAGCAGGCCGATCTGCCGAAGGTGGCCGACGCCCATCGACACGGTATCCACAAGGTCATCGTTCTTGCCCTTGGGGAACACGGAACACTGCCGGATCACAAGCTCTGCCCAGTCCTTGTCGGGGGCGTACACCATGCCTTCGGAAAAGATGTGCTGGACGGCATACAGGCGGGCCATCTTGTCCAGTGTCTTGGGGTCGTACATCTGGACAGAGAAGTCTTCGCTCGCCATAAGTCTGCGTACTTCCTGCGCCACGCTGTGACCGGCAGCTTTGTTTTCGATCAGGAGCTTGTCAACGCGCATCCGGCTGCATGTGGACATGACCTTTTCGGCCAGATCGTGCAGCTCCAGCTTTGCCTGCCACGCGTACATCAGCATGAGCTTAGGCACGGGCCCGAGGCTTTCGGACTGATAAGAGCTGCGCATCTCAATGGTGCGCCCGTAGCGGTCCACAGATCGCGTGGATGCCACCTGATCGGACCCAGAGAATATGCCCCATACGGTTAGGGCGCTGTAATCGTTTTCGGCCTTGGTGGTATAGGCCGTGTCCAAACTGGCGACCACGTATTCGATGCCGGGGTATTCGTGCCGGTCCCACAGCTGCCACCAGATGTCTTTGATGATGCCTCCACCGCGTGGCTCGGGCTGTTGCTGATACTGGCCAGCTGTCGCGTACGGACCCATAGCCCGTTCATCGCGCTCCACCACCTCAATCGGGAAGCGGTCGGGGAACAGCAGATCGCCTTCCTCTTCGCGAGGGTCGGCATAGCCCAGCATGGTAACACTGGCCCGGGCCGGGTCGTACCGCATGGGAAGCATGATGTGATCGTAGCCCATGTTGTTGGACAGGATCACGCCAGACACATCCTCTTCGTGCAGGCGCTGCATCACGACAACGATGGCCGACCGGTCAGGATTGTTCAGACGCGACGTGACGGCTTCCTTGAAGAGCTGGGTCACGGTGTTTCGCTTGGCGTCCGAATTCGCGCCCTCAACGCTGTGCGGGTCATCGATGATCACACGGTCGCCACGATAGCCTGTGATGCCCTCAAAGGCGCAGGCCTGCCGCGATCCGGTGGCCGTCGTTTCAAACTTGCCCTTGGCGTCCTGATCTGCGGTCAGCTTGACCCTGTCGCCCCAGTGGGACTGGTACCAGTCGCCCTTGACCAAGCGGCGCATCTTCACGCTGTCCCGCAAGGCAAGGTCTTGGCTGTGGCTGGCGCAGACGTATCGCATGTACGGCATGTTGCGCGGCCCCCACTCCCAAGCGGGCCAGAAGACGCCGATCAGCAGCGACTTCATGGTGTTGTGGACGGCAATGTCCGACCACGTCAGTGAGTGGTCACCATCAACAGATATGCACATGCACTCTCGCATGCCGCCATCCTCAATGGATACGACAGGGTCTCCCATTAGAGTAACGTCGAACCGATCCAACGTGCATCGTGCCGCGATCTCATTTTTTCGCGCGCATAGCCCCGGCATGCCAGCAAAACGCGCTGTGTCTGCTTCCCTGTAGACCTCAATGTTGTACGAGCGGTAGACGCCGCCGGGCTGCGCTTTTGTGTTCAGGAGGCGCTCCTTTTCGCGCATCGAAGCGTGGATGCCGATGCGGGTCAGTGCATGCAGCAAATCATCAGCAAGCCGCTTGCTGACCGTAGTAGCTGAAGCCCTATAGCGGGAACCGCGTGTCTTGGTGTCGCGAACCTCAATCATCCCGTCGCACGACCAATATGCGCCAATGAAGTTTCGGATCACCTCATTGCTGGAAGAAAGAATGCGATCCGGAATGAACTTGTCGTAAGATGATTTTCGGTCAACACCAAAGGAAGCCAGCCAATCGTGAACGGCTTTTCCGCCGTGAATTCGAACAACACCACGATCCCCGCGCTTCGTTGAGAAACCAACAGATGAACAGCACTTTTCAAAATCTTCGACTGTGTCTTCATCATTATTTGTGAACGACACGGTGGCCTGCGTCATTGAGCCGTCGCCAATCAGATACCCCAGAAGTCGTGCTTCGTCCGCCGTGGCCCGATCTTCCTTCAGGCCGTGGGTTGGCGTTACGACGCCAAGGGTCGATCCGATGCGAAGGTTTTTAGCTTCGACCCAACCCTGAGGTGTCAGGACGTTGTGATCTGGCGTCAAAAACATTTCGCGACCGCTCTTTGTTTTGACGTGCAGCGTCTTCAGCATCCCCTTGGAGTAGCATGCAGACACGGGCATGAACCTTCCGGTGTGCGTCAGAACACGGTCTCCCGGCTTTATATTACCCAGTCTAACGCGGCCTGCGTCGGTCATGACGAGGTTCTCAACCCAGCCCGGACCCGGCGGAACGTTGACCAGAAGGCGGTTGTAATACGTTTCGTCGTCAAACTGGTGGCCGTCAGTGATCGCCTCAAGGTGCGCGCAGATGAAGTCGATGTGCCAGCCGTGGGTGTACGGCTGGCCGGGTTCGATCACATGCCACGCGGCCTTCACGAACTCTGCCAGTGAAAGCTCGCACTTGCGCTTTTCGATGATCTTCAGAAGCGCTTCGGTGTTGACGGCAAAGGGAAGGTCAATCTTGCCCATTGACCTCAATCACCCGCACAGGCCCACCGGGTTTATTGTCATCGAACACAGCAACGACGTAGCGGCCTGTCCATACGGCACCGACATCAAGCGCCGTGCGGTTGCCTTTGGTCACGGGGCCATTTCTGTCGGGTGTGTGGCCATGCACGACGTGCTTACCGGCATAACCGGACATGTCGGTGTTGGGATATCGGTGCCAATGCAGTGCTTCCAGTGGTTGGTCTTTAAGCAAGTAAATCGGCGAAACGCCTGCGTGGACATACACCCTGTGCTTGTCCTCATGGTACTTCGGCAGGCGGTCAAACCATAGCGCATCATCGGCCATCTGCTCTTCGTCCAGCTCGCCAAGGCCATTGGTATAGCTTTCAATGGTGTTTATGCCCCCATTGGCCAGCCAGCCTTGCAGCTGCTCTTCGCCCTGCGACAACCCCCAGATCATCATGTATTCGTGGTTGCCGGATAGGCAGATCACGTTCGGTCGGCCTTCCTGCAGGTCACGAAGCTCCTTGACCAGCTGGGCGCTTTCGGGCCCCCGGTCGATGTAATCGCCAAGAAACACAAACGTGTCTTCAGACGAGCAGGCGGCAGCCCTGATGGCCTTGCGGAAATGATCCAGCCTGCCGTGAAGGTCGGGGAAAACATATGTTATGGTCATTTTCATTCATCCTTGATGCAAGTCGCGCTTCATGGCATAGCCCTCAAGCCGCCAAATTTTCTGACGCGCATCCTTCCAAGCATAATGCTCACCCTCGTTAGCATCGTAATTGCTCGGGTCAATGACATTGCTCTCACCCGTGACCATTGCGCCGTTGGTGAGCGTCAGGACGCAAACGGTCAGGGTCTTGTGCTTCAAAAAGCACATATCCTCAATGAGGGCGTCGATGCGGGCTTCTGTTAGTTTGGTCATTTTCATTCATCCTTGATTGACTTCTGCAACGCAGCTCCCAGCACCTCAAGCTCCTCAAGCGAAAGGTTCGACACGTCCAGCTGCTTCGACGTCTGGATCGGTGGCAGGTCAGACGCACCGCCAATGGCCACCTTGTTGCCGTAGACCTTCGGGCGCAACTTCTCAGCCCACCAGCGGCGCTGCTCTAAGCGCAGCTTGGATCGGGCCACGGCCTCGCCATTCAGAGACCATCCGATTACATTGCCCTTCTGGTCCTTCTTTTCCATCCAGTCGTTGGTGCCGTCGTCTGCAATCTCCAGCATCTCGTCGGCAAGTATTTCGGCCTGCATCTCACGAGCGCGCGTATACCTGCGCGCAAAATCTTCATCGGCGGCAAGCCACCTGATAACCGTTGAGATGTTTGGCATGTTATCTTCAGCGCAAATGCCACGCAGGCTTTCCCCGCAAGCGATACGCGAAAAGATGTCATCTTCCAATTCTGCAGTTCTTATGGTCGGGCGCGACATCATATGCCTTTCATGTTGATGGCCCCAAAGGTACACCTACCGGAACATCCTTTCAATCGCGATCTCGTCGCGCGCCCTGTTCCACCGATCAAGGGCTTCAGGTTTCATCTTCGGCGGGATGCCTGTCTTGATGTCATCCGTCTTTCCATGCCCCGCTGTTATCATGACATGTCCAGCCGATCCCCCAAACCGACCGAACGTATCCCGCCGATACTGCAGGTAGTTCTCATGCTCATTCGGCCTTCTCGCCGGGATGAACGCCTGCTGAAAATGCCCCTTAACAACCGCCACCATTTCACACCTCCTCCTCAATCATGTCTTCTTCGCATTCGCCGCAGATGATCCGCATGCCCTGCTTGGCCCAAGCCTTGGCGCTGCAGCATGGGCATTCGCGTTTGACCTTGGACAGGTCTTTCTTCTTTGCACCGGCTTCCTTGGACACCGGCTGCGTGAAGTATGGCAGATCGAACCCGGTGTCTGTCAACTGCTTCAGTGCATCCACGAAAACGCCTTCAGGATCGATGTAATGGGTCATCTTGCGCCCGGTCTGTTTGCCGCCCGGAGCGCCTGTTTCGCTGGGGATCAGGCCGACGCGCAGCATCAGCTGCACCCATGCCAGATTGTGGTGGCCCTTCTTTCCGGGGGTGCCGAACTCTTCCTGCTCCAGATGGGTCATCTCATGCACCAGTGTGGACAAGACGGCTTCAAGGCTGCGGTCCATGGTGTTGGGGTTCAGGGCGATCTCGTGGGTGGTGTTGCCGTCTTCCCGGTGCTTGAACTGCTCGGGCCAAAAGCACCCATGGGCGTTGCGCTTGCGGGTCAGGGTGAACAGGACGTGCGGCAGACGCTCTTCAAACAAGGTCTTGTTGAAGTGGTTAAACGCCTTGTCGAGGCCGGTATAGGTTTCTGCGGTAGGGGTCTGATAGTTGGTCATTTGCCTTGGTTCCTCTTGTATCCGCGCCATATTTCGCGGCGATATCCGGGTGATAGTTGGTGCCATTCTTCGCGGGTCATGTCGCAGTCTGGCGGTGGCAGGTCGGGGGTGGGCTCGCAGGCCCGGTAGGTGAAGAAGCTCATTCCGGGTCCACCGGAACGATGACAACGTCACAACGGCGAGGGTCTGAAAGCTTTCCAGCCTGCTTAACCGCCAGATCAAGCCGTCCGCACCAGCCTAAAATCTGGTACTTCGTGAAGTCCTTGGCCATAACAGCCGCGACCTGCTCAGCGCGCACAATCTCCCACAGCTCGTCCGGCGTGGCGCAGCCGCGATTGGCCTTCTTTGCGCGCTCCACGTTGCTCTTCACGCGGGCAGCATACTGATCGTCATTTTCCCAAGCATTGCGCTCCAGCCACTTTGATGTCCCGTTGATGTAGGCTTGGTTGTACCAGAAGTTGCTGTTGAAATGCGTCCACTTGGTGTTGGCATACTCCATGGCCCAAAGCTTGCTGTTGCGGTACATCACGACGTGGGTGTACGTCCGGCGCGTCGTGCGCTTGTGCTTCTGTCCATTCGGGTCCGTGACGTAAATGGTCTTCATGATCTGTCTCCTTGGTTGATGTTCAAGCGGCATAACGTTCGGCGTCAATCAATGCCATCTCATGGTTATCAGTGCCGTAGTATCCACCGGTTCCGTCGATCCAATTGCGCTCGTTGATCTTGCCAGCTGCGCGCACCTTCCAGACAAGTGCGGTGGCCTGTTCTTCGGTGAAATACGGGAAGGGGCGCGGGCCTTCATGCTGAAACCATGTTCCGTTGACGCTCTTGGCGTTCACGGTAAACACGCCAGCCTCAATTTCGTCCGCATAAACCGAGTAAAATTCGATCTTCGTTGTCATGGTCATCTCCTCTAACTGAAAACACCCTACATCGTACGATGCAGGGTGTAAACATTTATTTTGTCGGAAGTCACACAATTTGTTTGTAGTCTTCCCTGATGACATCACTGCATGTGATGGAAGACTTCAGGTCTTCGGCAAGGGACACCTCGTGCCCCAGTGCCTTGAGGACTTCCTTCGTGCCGCGCGCAATATCCACCACGTTCATGGCATGCTGAAAGGCCTCGGCGTCGTTGCGCACATACCCCGGGACGGGGAGGGCGTTGACGATCACATCATCCCGATAAACCATCACGTAGGACGACAGGTACTTGTGATCCAGATGGGGAAACACGGTGTTCGAAAGCTTGAGATTGATCATTCTGGCTTCTCCGTTGGTTTTCGCTGCGTAGCTGCATCATGGCCTTGGGGTGGGCGAAGAACGCCCGGCCCCTTGTCTTGGCGACCCGCATCAGGGCCGCGATGTGGTGATCACTGAGGTTTTGCAGGTTCATTCACGGCCTCAATCAGCTTGTCTGTTAAGCGGAGCGTATGCTTAACCAGATGTTCAGCCGTCCAGTCGGCTGAAATGGAGTGCGGGATGATGCTGGCCATGATCTGCGCGGCCACCTCAAGGCGGCGATCCTTGGATCGCATGTGTTCTTCCAATGTCAGCATCTCCTCTAACGTCATGTCGTTTGCTCCTGAATTTGAAGGACACAGTCCAGTGCCCATTGACGAACCTCTTCAACCTTCTGGATCATGGCCAGCCGCTCTGCGCGGTCAGCGTCCATGCCAGCCAGATCACCCATGTAGTTCCGGCCATGGATGGTAACATCGTGAACCCTGTCACGAAGATTGTCGGCCTGCTGATAGACGTCCATGAACTCGCTTATGAGCGTGGACGCCTCGTTGCCGTTGATGTTGATCTTCATGTGCATGTCAGGCCTCAATCCCCTTGGACTTGACGCGGATGGTCTCCACAAGGATCGGGCGACGGGCGGCTGCGATGATGGCGGGGTCGATCAGCGACTGATCAACGCGTTGCTGCTCCGACAGGCTCAGAATGACGTCGCAGGTCGCGCCGTGCAGGATTTCGACGCCCAGCGCCTTGATCTCCTTCTTCAGGGCGTCAAGGGACTTGATGGCTTCGTCCATGGCGAACTTGGCGGCTGCGTAACGGTCTGCGAGGGTGATGGTCATGGTGTCTCTCCTGAAAAAAAATCCGTAGGAGTTCAGTATCACAAGCAGAATGTGGGATCAACAACATTTTTAATGTTAGATCAATTTTTCCGCAAAAAAGTACTTAGTTGGAGAACAAGTACTTATCCGACCCCAAAATATGTACTAACCCTATGATACCAAAGGGAAATGTGCAGAGTAGATAGTACTTAGTACTTAGTAGCAGAGAGATACAGATATACACTACCATTATGGATGAAGAATTAAGGAAGAATAAACAGAGGTATCTTTTCAGATATCTTGATAACCACCCCTAAAGGGGCCCTTATATTGTGAGTTCCTTCAATAACTTACAGTCCAAAATGTACTTATTCAAACATTTACTATGCACTACTATGTACTACTAAGCACTCTAACCTGTTGACAGATGGACAAAATGAAGCATTATGCATCATCATCATCAATAATGGAGTGATAAGATGAACTTTTGGGACAACGAAGACGCAAAGTCCGTCCACAAGACGACCCGGCGGGACACGTCAAAGTTTGGAATTGCCGGTTCGAACCACCCAACGCTGCCGGGGCGCATGTATATACCCGCAGGGAAGGCCAAACCGGGCGACAGGGTGCGGTTTATTGAGACCCACGAGGGCATGGCGTTCAAGATCGGCGATCAGGGCGATTACCGCGTTTACATCCAGAACGGGGGAACCAAGGTTCTGTTGGCCCTGATGCCGCCAGCGATGAACCGGTACGCCGACAAGAAGGCCAAGAGCGTCGATGTTGAAGACTTCAAGGGCGGATACCTGATCCGGTATAGCCAGTTTGAATAAAGAAAAAGGGGGCCGCTTGGCCCCCTTCCTTATTCCCCCAGTTCCACTTCGTCTATCAGCTCATAGACCAGATCGACGTTCCTGCCGTAGAACACCGACGTGGCCCTCTGCTGATCCCCGCTTGCATAGACCTTGACCGCAGCAATGCCCCCACGGTCATGCTCTGCCCTCAGAACGTTGTTGACCTTGATGACGCCAACCTCGGACGCAAGGGCCATCTGTGGGCCCGTCCAGAGGCGGTCTGTGGCCCTTAATAGGCCAAGGATAAGGTCAGCGTCCGAACCGGCCTCAGGAGCCGCTGTTTCAACCTGCCTGACCGGACCGCCCAGCTTCTGCTCCACATCCACCTTGATGGCCCGCCAGCGGGCACTATAGGCCCTGTCCGCGTCGGCCCGGTGGTTGTCGATGCATTGGGCCATCAGAAGGTCGCCGGGCTCAATGCCAAGCGTCTCAACGATCTTCGGCGGGATGAACACCTGATCGCCGCCCTCGCAAGATGCAAAAGCCGATCCCCCCTTGGCGATGTTGATCACCGAACACATCTTTGCCTGAATGTCGCTTGGCTTGAAAAATTCAACCATGTCTTCTCTCCGTTTGTTAATTCTTGTCCGGGCCCGAAAAGGCTGACAGGACGATGCTGCGATGTTTTTTTGCTCCAGCCGCAGGCTTGCTTTCTTCGCGCCGACTGCGGTGGTAGATCAGGTTCACAAGGCGGGATATCTCGCCGTGCTTTTGCTTTTGTGTGGTTTTTATCCGTATTTTATCTTCGCCCTTCCAGTCTTCGTTTTTAATCATAGTCTGCCTCGTCGTTGTAAACGTTGTTCCATTCCGTCTCGGTGACCCCGGTCAGGATGAATTCCCTGTCGTCCGCTGACAAGTGTGGCATGGCGTCTTGGATAAGCATGCCGTCCAGCCATGCGTCATACTGCGCCTTGGTCACATTGATCTCTTTAGTGCGCGTCTCGCGTGTCAGGATCGATGTCTTCGTGATCATCATGTTTTATGCTCCATTGAAAGTTCCGCTTCGCATTCCCGTAGTTTGGCCAGTGCCTCGTCCCGCTCCTTCACCAGCGCCTCAATGCGGGCCTGATGGTCCGAAAACAAAACATAGTCGCCAGTGGGGTGTTCTTCCATTTCTGCGTAAGCCTGATATCCTGCGTCAAGCATCCCTTCGGGATAGTATCTTTGAATGTCCGTCATTTTCTTCCTCGCTTTCTAAAAATCCACGATTTCGCAGCCAATGTTCCGCATCATGTTCATCAGCATGTCCGCCTTGACCTTCGCGCCTTCAGGCACGGAGATCATAAACATGGCTGCGGACGGGGCCGTATTGACCTCGGGGACCACTGCTGGCTGTTCGCCATACGAAGCAAATATTGCCCGGCCCGAAGTTCGGAACCGCTGCCGGGTTCGTTTCTGCGCTTAACCCAATGGTCAGCACACGAACGTGAAGACCCCACGGCTTCACTCATTTCAAGTTCGCTGAAAACGATCTTTGACAGTGCAAAGATGTTCGGGAAGCGCCCCCTAAGGCTATCAAAAACATCGGGGTGCTGCTCGTAAAAGCTTGGTAGTTTTTGGTTCATGTTCAGTCCTCCATTATGAGCCGATTTCATTTCGGTCTCGCTATCTTCGTTTGCTTTACGCCGTCACGCGTGTCGTGGTCCTTGACGGTTGCCTTGACCTGCACGGCATCACCGCGCCCGCCAAGATTCTTGGTGCCCTTGTAAACAAGGACGTTACCCTGAGCGTCGTTCATGACGTGCAGGTATGAATAGCCATACTGGCCTTCCATTTCGATCAGAATGCGGATGGTCAAAGAGAAGTCCATGCGCTCGCCGATGGTGCCGACCCAGCCTGACTTGTCGGCGTCGGCCTGACGGGCTTCTTCACGGGCCTTGGCGCGTTCAGCAACGCGGGCTTCACCGCGCGTGATCATCGCCAGTACGGCCTTGGTCTGCCCCTCAGTCAGCCCGCCCCATTCGTTGACGTTGTCGCGCATGGCATCATAAAAATCGCCAAGCGAAGTTTTGACCACCGGGTGAAGAGCGTCGAACTGGCCGTCTTCGCGGTACGTGTCTTCAAACTCGCCAAGGCGGAACAGGAAGTTGTTGGCACGTGCGCCCTCGGGCGTTGCCAGCCACTTGGCCGCGCGTGTCTTGGCGGCGTTCCTGCGGATGTTGCGCGCAATAGCGTCTTCATACGCTGCTTCGTTTTCGATGAAGTTTCCACGGTTCGACATCTGGCTGCTCTGGTCTGATAAAAACAATGTAGGAAAACTGATATACTGATTGTTAGACCCCGTCAATCCCCCTCAACGAGTTTGTATCGTACGATTGATTTTTTATTGTACGGGTGAAGCGCCTCGTCCGCCGTCGCCTCGCCCCGGTCAACCATTTTCTTCAGGCAGGCTTCGATGTCTTCGCGCTTGTACTTGCGCAGGCGGTTCAAGATCACGCCCATGGTCTCGCCGTCATCACCTGAAATGATCTGGGCAACGCGGGCCTTCATCGCAAGCGCTGGGGCGTCCTGTTCGCGGTCATTGGCGGTCACCATGCGGAACTTGGTCTCAAGGTCTTTCTTGACCAGCGCCAGTGCCCAGCGGACGTGTTCCACGGTGCGGATGCCCTCCGGAACGGACAGGATGAAGCTGATCTTGCTGACCTGTTCGTAACTGCGCATCGCCAGCGCTTCCAAGCCGGTGTGGGACTTGTGATCCTCGGCCACCCGGTCGAAGTACCGGATGATGTTGTCCAAAAGCTCTGACGCCTTCGGCTCGGTCGGGATCACGATCCTTTCGCCGTAATACTCAACGCGAGCGCCGGGCGACTGCATGGTGTCAAACGATCCACCCATGGCGATCTGCTGCAGCGACACCTTGATATCCTCTGGCATGTCCACCTTGCGCCAACCGATGCGTGTGCGGGGCACTGTCTCTGTTTCGATGTTCAGGATGGATCGACCGATGAAGCCGTTTGCCGCCATTTCATAGTCCACCAGCTCGTCAAAGTTCTTCCCGGTGGTGAAGCCGCAGAGTGACAGGAAGGGCCGATCCAGCCCCTGATCCAGCGTTTCCAGCTGGAGCAATACGGCGCTCATGCGGGCTGTGAGAAACTTCTTCTCACCGTTTTCGTTGATCTGCTTTTCGATCTGGGCCAGTTCCTTGCGAAGCTCGCGCCGGATGTCTTCCTTCATGTCGCCGGAAACCGTCATCCGGCCATCCGCCTTGGAATAGGCCGACATCAACAGGCCAACGATGCCTTCCATGTACAGGGCCCCGCCGCGCTTCTGGGCCGACTTGATCTTCTGGAGGAGGAAGCCGATTTCATCAACGACATAGACCGCCGCTTGGTGCCGCGTCAGGTTGCGCGTGATCTCCTGTTCCGACTTGATGGTGCCATGGGTCGCCGCAGACATCCCGCAATGCAGCATGATCTCACCAATCGCCTGCACGACGGCTTCCTTGCCAGAGGCCGATCCTGCGACGTTGAACACGAACAGGTTGCCCGTTGTGCGGTCCCGGTCGTCAACGTAGCGCATTGATATGCTGCCGACAGCGTAGATCGCCGCCAGCGCTGCAAGACGCTCCCGTGGCCGACGTCCCCGCTGATCGATCCAGCCCGCAAGCCTGCCGATTATGCCGGGCGGGCGCAGCAGGTCGATCCCTCTGGTGTCGATGCTTTCCGCGCTCAGGGTCTCAATGTCGTCCGGAAAATCAAACTCCACGTCGGGGGTGAACGTCACGGGCTGTTTCCAGCCGCCCCGCTCAGCATAGTGGGCGAGCGTCCCCAGCGTAACCGGACTGGCCCCCTTGCCGAAGCTGTGCCACTTGGTGACGATCTCGTTGCCCTTGTACTTGTCAGACCGCGATGACCAGTTGTCCCAGACATCAATGGCCGTTCCGCCCGACGCATGGTGCAGGGCCATGCCGACGCGCACCCAGACCTCATAGTCGTCATAGTCGGTGACATAGCTGACCATGTCCGCCAGATCGGCATGGCTCACGTCAACCGTGCGGTTGCCCAAATCCGTGCGGTGACGCTCAGGCTTCTTCAGGAGGGCGATCAGCTCCTCTGGCGCGTCATCGATGTCGTCCGGCCCGCCATACACAGCCTCATATCTGCGGCCAGACGAATGCAGCGATCCGGGCCCGACGACGTAGGATGCGCCAGACTTGAAATCGATGCCCGGGTAGTCCGGGTGCTTGGTCATCAAGGCCACGCCCTGCGGTATCTTGAAATACAGGTGCCGCGATCCACCGCCCGATCCGGTGTTGACGATGAAGCCAGAGGACGCAACGGCTGGGACTTTGCCCAGCAGAGCGTCATAACTCACAAGGCCGTTGTTTCGGGCATCAACGTCCACAACAAGCAGGTCATCGCGCAGCAGGACGCCATAGCCCGTTTCGAACTGGCCCATCATTTCCATGACCTCAAGCTGCTCTTCCGACCAGTGAGGCGTGAACTGCCAGTTCGATACCAAGGGGTGCTTCAACACCGCCTTGCAGTCTGCATCCCCGCACTTGCAGAGACCTTCAGGGGTGACGCCATGTAGGCCGAACACCAAGTGCCCAGCTTCCCAGAATTCGCGATAGATCATAATTACCTGCTGGTTGTCGGAAGGCTTCAGTTGAAGAGATAGTCGCCAAGCTTCTCAATCGTGGCCAACGTTGGCATATCACCGCGCCCGTTGACAATGTTCCTAATGGTGTTTTCGTGCAGCCCCGTACCGATTGCAACCTTGGAAATGTTGCGATCATCCAAGGCCGTCCGGATACGTTCAAGCTGAACGTCCACCGTGTCCCGAATGACCTCTGCGGGTTTTTTTGCGATGTCCGACATTTTATTTGTCTCCTGATTAACAAATTGCATGTTGACATTCTCACAACGCATACTTAACGTCAATGGTGTTGTGAAAAGAGAAAGGAGCGAGAATGAGTATTCTCGAACAGATCAGCAAACCGAAGAACCGGCCTGTTGTCGCGACGATCATTGGCGATGCAGGCCTTGGCAAGACATCACTTGCCGCAACTTTCCCCAAACCGATCTTCATTCGTGCAGAGGATGGGCTGTCGTCCATCAAAGAGGAGATGCGCCCCGATGCGTTTCCGCGTCTGCACAAGGTTGAAGACCTGTGGGATCAGTTGACAGCCTTGATCAAGGACGATCACGGGTACACCACCCTTGTCGTTGACAGTGTCACGTCCTTGGAAGTGCTGTTTGCGGACCATGTCCTTGACACGGACCCGAAGAAGCCAAAAGGCCTGCAGCAGGCCCATGGCGGTTATGGCGCAGGGCGCGACATGGTTGCATCCATGCACCGCCGCCTTCGCAAGGCAGCAGAGATGCTGGTGGAGCGCGGGATGAACGTTGTGTTTGTCGCCCACGCGGACACCGTGCGGATTGAGCCGCCTGACGCTGACCCGTACACCAAGTTCAGCATGCGCCTGCACGAGAAATCGATGCAGCCCTATGTAGACAACGTCGATCTGGTCGGCTTCCTGCGCCTTGAGACCTTCGTCACCGGAGACGGTGAGCGAAAGAAGGCCATCTCTGACGGGACGCGCCAATTGGTATGCCACGCTGTGGCGTCCAACGTGTCGAAGAACCGCTTCGGCATCAATGAACCGCTTGATGTGAAGCTCGGGGAAAACCCCCTGTCCGGCATCATTCCGCAACTGACCAACAAAGGGAAATAAGACATGTCATTCTGGAACGTATCAGACGGCGAAGACGTAAAATCCAGCTCCAACGGTGAATTTGAGGCCGGTGGCCGCATTGAGCTTATCCCCGACGGGACGTCTGTCTTGGCCGCGATTGACGAGGCAAAGTGGGATCGTACGCAAGACGGCGACCGCTACATTTACCTACGCTGGACCGTCTTGGCCCCCGAAGAGCTGAAGAACCGCAAGATTTTTCAAAAGCTCTGGGTGCTGGGCAACGAACCGGGTGCCAAAGACCCTGTTAAGAAGGGCGACAAGGCAAAGCGCATGCTGGGCGCAATCGACACCAATGCTGGCGGCAAGCTGCTGTCCCGCAACGAGGAGCCGACTAACGAAAGCCTGACGTCCTGCCTGACCATGAAGCAGATGGTCGTGCGGGTCATGGTCTGGGAGATGGAAGACCGCGCCACGGGCAAGACCGCAAGCGGCAACTGGATCGGCGCAGTGTCGCCCAAATCATCCCCAGTGTCGTCTGGCGAAGAGGTTTCGGCCAAGGCTGCAGCGTCGGGGTCGAACAACACCGGAAGTGGTCGTGGTGGTCGCGGCAGCAGCCGTAACGACATGGACGACGAAATTCCATTTTAGTGAACCACTGAAGGGGCCGCTTCGGTGGCCTCTTCTCTCCAATCAAAGAAAGAATGACCATGACACAAGACTTCACAGACGACATGCGGACCAAGCTGATTGCTTATCTCGCAACGCATGATCTGCCATCAGGTCTGGGTGATGAACACGGCGCTTGTACCCTTGCAGCAATCCGGCTGGCATATGATGG